AATCCAAACTGCGCAAATTTAATTTTTCAACAAAAACTTTTGACGTGATAATTGTTTTAACGCCGGCTTTTTGAACGGCGTATAACATAATTTGCTCGCCCGTCGTGTAATTTAAATTCACCGCTGTTTTTCCTAAGCAAAATAAAATCATCATTACTTAAAACAAACAAACAAAACAAAAAAATCTCTTTTGTTTTTTTAGTTCGCGCCTGCTGTTGCTTTGCGCGTTGATAATTGTATTGATACATATTTTTTTAGCTGTTCATTGTTGCCTATATGGCCTCGCACCATATAGGCAATATCAAGAGCTAATTCTGTGCCTCCTCTGGCTCGTTGACTTTGGCCTCTAAATCAAAGCTTTCCAGCGCGTTGTATTCCTTCTCTACGTTGTTGGCGATATTATCGGCAATACCTAGCGCCTCGCCTTCGTCGTTCGCGTTGAAGAAAAAATCAATACTAACTCTGTATTTTTTTGTCATAGTTTTTTATTTTATTATAATGAGCAACCTTGATTATTTGCGATCTACTATATATCCGTAAGAGATCGCAAGAGAACGGCGCGCTATGCGTTTGCATACATATAGTGCACTGAGCTTGCGCGCTTCGTTTCGTTGTTTTAGTGGTACAACCAGGCGAGCGTCGCTTTTTGATCATTATTTTTGTTTGCGCTTTTTGCTAGCGTATAAGCTAGTGGCGCGTGGCCCGCGCTTGACAAAAATGATAATCTATTTCAATGCACAATTCCATTGTCTCAAAAATTTCAGGTATTGTCAAGCCCTTAGAATTAAGGCTAAAAGTTAATAACTTTCGTGATTGATATAAAATGCGAATTATATAATCACAAAAAAAGCACCTATTATATAGTGCCGTGCGCGCCGTGTGTTTTGTGCTTGTTTTTCGCCCTTGCTTTATTTTGTTTTTATGGTATAATTTTCGACCCCAGTCCGAACAATTGAGGCATCATCAACTTTTATATGTATATAGGGGCCCCTCACACACGAGCGCGCACACAGGCCCCAGACCAAAAACAGAAAACTAAAAGCACTAGGGTGGTCACGCACTATTTTATTTTTTTACAGTTCCCATTCTTTCAGCGGCATTCCTAAATTTTTCAGGATATTCCAAATCAATCTCGGTACTAAAACTACCAAGATCGTTAGTAAACCGGCACACCATACTACCATAGTCACCCCTCACAACGTTTCCACCGTATTTTTCACAAAGCTGTTCGGGCGTCAACTCTTCGGCCTCTTCCTTAATAGTCTGCGTCAACAATCTATATGGTGGAAACAATTTCAAATATCTGGTCCTAATCCACTCACGGATAAGCTCCGAGGGATTACAACCCATCGTTTCGCACATTTTGTCTAACATAGCCTTTTCTTTTTCACTAAAGGCAAAAGTGGTTCTGTGTATCTTCATATATTTAGTATAAAGTATAACACACTGGTGAGTCAAATCTGTTATCCACAGCCAGAAAATCGTTCGCTTTTCCCTCGCCAACGACCCCCGAGCCACCACTTTTGCTCTATTATTTGTGTACTAGTTATTCGGCAAGGGCAGTATACATGCTAAAACATTTTTTCTAAAATTCCCTGATGCACCCTAAGGAATAAAAAAAAATACTATTTATACATATATGAGCCCTAGGCGAATAACTAGTACACAAATTTTTTCTTTTTTGTAGGAAAAATTTGTGGTATAATAAAAGCATGAGCGACGCGACACGGTTAACGAATAAGATAATAAACTTTGTCTATTGTCAAGGTGGATACGCGTGGAGATCCAGTTCTGTCGGAATTTATGACTCTAAGGTCCGCGGATACCGTACGGCCCCCAAGAAGGGTGTATCTGATGTGCTCGCGGCAATGCCGCCCAGTGGGCAATTAATTGCGATAGAAATCAAAATAGGCAAAGATCGATTGTCCGATGAGCAGACAGGATTTTTAGAAAATGTCAAGGCGTGTGGTGGAAAAATTTTCGTGGCGAAAACGTTTGAAGATTTTGAAAAATGGTGGATGGAAAGTTTTCCACAGTTGCCTAATTGATCCTTGACATTAGTTCTTGATGGTGTATAATGGGATTGGGTGTAGATGGAAATTTAAGACGCCGTTTGATTTAGTGTACAAGCGGTGGGCGCAGCGCGTTGATCGTTATGATAAGTGCGTTTGATTATTTTATCTACAGAATAAAAACTTCAGCTCGCAAGAGTGGCTGAGGTTTTTATTTTTGATTGTTTTTTGTTGGAAGGTTTCGGTAGCAATGAAAAAAATAAAAAGAAAAATAAATAATAAATTGCGCGGTGCGTTTGGCCAGACGGATATTGACGAGGGGACTATTGTGATTAATAAGGCGAGGCATAAAAATAAGAGGGCGACGAAAAAGTATGCAAAGAAAGAGCGGACGATGATCAACACGATGGTGCACGAGGAGGAGCACATGGCGCATCCTAAGATGACGGAGAAGAGCGTACGGAAGGCGGCGAGAAAAAAAGTTGCGAGGCTAACGCCTCAACAGAAGAAAAAGATTTATGCAAGATACAGAAAATAAAAAAGGAGTACAGGTGATTGATATTCCGCTGGAGGAGTTGCGGGCGATCGACACGTCGGATAAAAACGTTGAGAAGATGGCAAGGGGATTTATTTTGGGATCGCAGCACATGGCTCGAAGGAAGGAGATCAGGGGACAACTTGAGGACAAGGTGGTGAGGAGGATCGGGAAGAAGGGAAGATATTTGACAGACAAGCTTTTTGAGTTGATCGAGGGAGTGAGTATTGTTGACAAGAAGAGCGGGGCGGACGGCCGGACAATCAGGTATTACACCGTGCCGCCGAACCTCAACGCGATCATCTATGCATTGGATAGGGTTTTGGGAAAGCCAGCGCAGCATATTGATAAGACCGAGGAGAAGAAGGGAATTCTCGTGGTCGAGCATATTATAAAAAATTTGGTGAAGGAACCTTACGGGAAAAATGAAAACGGAGTTAGAAAAAATATTGAATCCGGAGGAAGTACCGGAGGAGGAGACGTCGCAAGAGCTCTTGACAGAGCAGACGTCAACGTTGGAGTTAGTGAAGGCGCTGTATAGGGATGACCTGGGTAGGCCGTTCGCGATGACACCAACGCAGAACGAGATATTTGATTGTATTTTTTATAAGAGATCGCCCGACGGAAAGAGAAGAATACACGTGGAGACGCACACGCAGTACGGAAAGTCCGACGTGGTGTCGATGGCGGTGTTGACCAGGGCTGCGACATATGCAGAGAAGTGGGCAATAGTTGCGCCCACGCAGCCGAAGGCAAAGATTATAATGGGGTATGTAATTAAGCACCTTTTTGAAAATGAGTATACTTTAGACAGATTTAAATTGAGGGAGGGGGAGTCGATGGACATGGTGCGTAGAGAACGATCGAAGAACAGATTGACCTTTGATGTAGGAAATAACCAGATTGGAGAGATATTCATACTGTCGGCGGAGTCTCGTCTTAAACAGTCGGAGGATGTTGGGAACGCGCTCATGGGATTTGGTGGACCGAACCTCATCCAGGATGAAGCTGCGCTGATCAGCGATGAGTCGGACGCAAAGGCGACGAGAATGGTTGGAGGATTTGCTAGTTTTGGAACGGACTTTATAGTAAAGATTGGCAACCCATTCACTCGAGGACATTTCTTGCACAGCTTCGAGGATCCGAATTATTACAAGATAGTGGTTGATTACAAGAGGAGTTTAAAAGAGAAGAACGAGTATGGCGAAGCGAGGTTGACTTCCGAGTTTATTGAGGAGATGCGCAAGAAGCCATACTTTAGGGTTTTGTATGATTGTAAGTTTCCGGAGGCGGATGATATTGATTCGCGCGGATGGACGCAGTTGATTTCTGAGGATGATATTGACAGGGCGATGCAGAAAGATGGAGAGGAAATCAAACACGTCGGCGAGAGAAGAATAGGGAATGATGTGGCTAGGGGTGGAGGAAATAAAACGGTGTGGGCGCTGAGAAGCATGAATTATTTAGAGGTACTGGCTAAGAGTGACCAAGATAACTTAACGGAGATTGCGGGGCAGACGATGTTCTTTGTGAAGGACAAAGATGTGAAATTTGAAAATGTTTTTATAGATGATGTCGGGGTTGGAGGAGGAGCGGTTGATCCTCTGCACTACGAGCAAAAGAATGTTCGTGGTGTGAATGTTGGAAGGGTGGCATTAGAGCAGTCGCGATTTGTGAATATTAGGGCTGAGGCATATTGGAGATTTCGTGAGTGGATTAAGAGGGGTGGCAGATTGTCTCGCGACGATGAATGGTATCAGCTATGCAAGATAAAATATAAGCCGGACAGTAAGGGTCGCTTAAGAGTGATGAGTAAAGATGAGATGAGGGGCATGGGGATTGATTCGCCGGACGTGGCGGACGCTGGGATGCTGACGTTTGTCAGGCGAGAGCACGGAGATACCGAGGAGAGAAGGAAGAAAAAAGAGGCGAAGAAAAAGAAGCATAGTTTTAATAGAGGAGTTAAGGTTTCTATGGGAGGTTATTAAAAATTATGAGTGCGAATGTAGTTCCGTTTATTTATTTTTGGGAAGAGTCATATGGAGGAAAGCCTACGATTATGACTGCGGCGGTGCAATGGGAGGGATTGAATTTTGGATTGTCATTTCCCACCGAAGAGAATGTGGTTAGAAAAGATATAGACAAGAAGAAACTGATTAACCACATGAAAGAAATTGTGTCTGTGTTGGCGATACACGGAAGAAAAGTTTTAGACAAAACTTACAACATTGATCCGAGACTTGTCAATGAACAGGAGGCCATGAGATGGAAACTTGATCCGACATGGGACAAAACAGTTCAGGCGGTTGGAAAATTAACGAAGGTTAAAGAGATCACAAGGGAAGATGCTATTAAGTTAAAGTTATTATAAGATGCCAGAAGAATTAAAATCTAACGACCAACAGGCACAAGTTCCGACTTGGAGTCCTACGGAGGCGCAAAAGAAAAGGATTAAATTTGTCTATGATGAGCGTGCTTATATGGTAAAGAAGCGCGATGAACCGTATGTTCAGTTCAACGATAGAACGCTGAGGGAATTTATTGATGACTCAGAAAAAAGACTAAATGCTTATGTCTTAGATAAAGCCAGTCAGGGAAAAGAAGAGTGGCAGGCAAACTTTGCCACAAGGGCATATGCCAACAAAGCTAAGGCTTTATTGGCGGCAACGGCCCGTGATATTCCAGATATGCACTTTAAGGCCGTCAACGCGGACGACAGGTTTGATCATTTTGCCGCAGACACGATGAAGAATTTGGTAAGGCATTCTTATTATCAGGGTAATCCACAGGAGGAGTTATTTTTCTTGGCATGGTCTAATGTTGGCAAGGGGACGGTTCTTTCTTGCGAGGATATCCAGAAGCAGGTTTATCAAAGATCATCCCTTTTTTAAAGAAGAGGGCGCGTTTGTGCGTCATTTCATTCCATTCAATAGAAGATAGAGTTGTAAAGAATGCTTTTAAAGAATTGGAAAGACTGGAAGTCTTTAGGGTGTTGACGAAAAAACCCATTCAGCCGCGCGAAGAAGAGATAATAAATAACCCGCGTGCCCGCAGCGCGAAATTGAGGGCAGCGGAAAGAAT